GTGTTGGTGCAGGTGAGAGTGCCAACGCCAACGCCAACAACGTGCGGGTCCGCCGGTACGAGAGCGGGGCGGTGGCGGTGTTCGAGGAGGACCCGGACAACCCGCACCGCACGCACATCCACTGGGCCGAGACCCCCTGAGACCCCGGGGCGGCCGCCCCGGTCCGCCCCGAACACGAGGCAGGAGATCTCGATGGCCACCGATCACGCCAAGTGGTTCCGCGTCTACGACAGCAGCCCCGCCGCCGATGTGGACCTGGCTGCGCGCTACCGCAAGGAGACCAGCGACGACGACGGACGTACGTGGGAGTTCCCGCGCCAAATGACGGGCGAGCATCTCCGGCTCGACATGACCGAGGCCCTGCTCGCAGGCTTCCCCGTCGAACACGGTGACGGAGTCGCGACCTTTCGGAGCCCGCATCCCACTGGCGGGCTGATCCGCTACACGCTCATCCACTGACCCCGGCGCGGCCTCCACCCCTGCCAAGAGATCTCGGCCGCGCCGGTCCCATCCCAACCGATCGAGACGGAGCCCCATCATGCCCCTGAACAACGGCATGCCGACCCGCGACCCCAGTCGGCAGACCGACAAGTCCCCGACGTACGACCCGAAGCGGGCGGGCTACTACCCGCCGCCGAAGACCCCGGCCCCGGCCAAGCCGCCCGCGAAGTAGCCGGCCGCCTGCGACACTGGATACGACGAAGGCCCGCCGCGTTCCCCCGTGCGGCGGGCCTTTGCTGTGTCCGGGCGCGGAGATCACATCCGGAACACGTGGTCCGCATGCAGGGCGTCCTCTTCCGTCATCTCGTCCTCACCCATGAGTTCCGAGGTTGCGTCCGCCTCGTCCTCCAGACAGGTCTTGTGCCACACCTCGCGCGGTCGGGGCGTGCCAGTGCCGTCGACCTCAGCGGGACGGATGGTGCGGTCCTGCGGGGTGGTGCGCTTGCCGCAGTCTTCACATTTAGGGGCGGGCATCGTCAGCTCTCCTCGGTGGTGTTGGGGTCTCCCATCAGATAACGACGCTCCGACACAGAAGTGGGCCCGCCTGCCGCCGCAGACGAGCCCACAACCCCACGCCTCACCACCACCCACACTACAACCCCGTTACCATCACACCACGAGTACCGGTAACCAGCCCGCCACCCGCACCCCGGAGCAACCCATGGCGACGCCTGACGACCTCATCCACGACCTACTCGACGCCTACCGAGGCGACACCGACCGCCCCGGCGACGGCGGCCCCGGCCTCATCACCCGCCTCGACAACCTCACCCAACGCACCACCCAACCCCGGCAAACCGGCGGACACTCCACACCCGGCAGCCGGCCACCCGCCAGCCTCGACGCCGTCCACTGGGCCACCCGCATCAAAGCCGAGGCCGTCATCCTCGACATGGAACTCCGCGCCTCCAGCCACCCGCAGCGCTGGGACCGGGCCATGCGCGCCATCCCGCCCACAGCGGAGCAGACCGACCGCGTCACCGAGGCCATGCGCACCGTCGGGCAGTGGCACGGCACCTGTCTCACCGTGCTGGGGTTGCGGCAGCCGTCCACGCACTTCCGGCACGCCCTGTGCCTCATCTGCGGCGCCCGCACCATATACGGACGGGCAGACGATGACCGGCCGCGCGCCTGGTGTACGAACCCCGAGTGCGCGGACGAGGACGGGCGTCCGGCGAGGTACGACGGGACCCGCATGTACCTGCTGACGACCAACCTGGCGGCCGCATCGTGACCACCACACTCGCCGGCCGGGACAGCCGCACCCTCGTCGACACCGCAGCCGCCGCCTACTCCCTCGGCATGAAGCCCGGCAGCTTCCGCGGCTGGGCCGTACGCCACCACATCAAGCCCACCGGCTCCCGACCCAACCCCAACGGCGGCCAAGCCACCGCCCTATGGGATCTCGCCGATATCGCCCAAGCCCTTGACAAGCACAGCGTTGCCGCTTGACGCAGGCCCAGCGCGCAGCGCATGATCTGTCATGTTGGACGTATTGCCTCATGAGGCCCGGGAGACCGGGCCTTCGGCATGTCCGGAGGCAACCATGACCGAGCAGCGACTCATCGCCCTCGCCGTCACCGCCGAACTCACCGACGCATTCGAGCAACACGCACACCTACTCGCACCAGCACGCATCCACCACCGCGAACAAGACGGGCCACGCCAGTACCTGTACTGGATGGAGGCTCCCAACGCTCCCGCTGGCGCCCACGCCATGACCCCCACGTTCACCCGAGGCGACACCGGGGACATCAGCCTCCACTCGATCGACTGGTACGACGCTGACGACGACCTGCTGTAGCGGGGGTGGCCATGACCTACAGCCCCGGACGCTCCGGCACCGCATGGCTGACGGTGCAGGCACAGGTCTACGCAGAAGAAACCCACTGCTGGTTGTGCCGCAAGCACGTCGACCAGGAACTGCCGCGCACGCACCCGATGAGCCGCACCGTCGACCACATCCACGAGATGTGGCAAGGCGGCGATCCCCTCGACCGGCAGAACTGCCGGCTCGCGCACCGGCGCTGCAACACGATCAAGTCCAACCGGCTTCGGGGCAGGTCACGACCACGGACGGGCTTCACGATCAACGCGGCAGCGCTCTGACCTGCGGAAACACGGACGAGACCGGCCATCACGCTTCTGACCTGCACGTATGCCCCTGACCTGCGGAAATGCGTTTTTTTGTGATCATGGCCTTTGACCCCGCCCTCACCTCAAAGTCCTCTCCCCCCGCTACTTTTTAGGCAGGGGCAAGATGATCATGGTGGTCTGCGTGGCGGGTGATGGTGAGCTGGTCGGTGCTGGCGGGGATCTCGCTGAGCGGATCAACCTCGGTCCGGCGGCCTAGCTCTTCAATTGTCCACAGACTACTGCGAGTTGACCGATATGTCTACGCTTGCATCCAACGCGCCGCCGGGGCTCGACGCACGCGGCCAGAAGCTGTGGCGTGACGTTGTCGCTGACCGGACCCCGAACCCTGCCGATCTGGTGCTGCTGGAGGAGGCGTGCCGGATCGCTGACCGGCTCCAGGTACTCGATGAGCTGATCGCCGAGAACCGGGCGCACTACGCCGACATGCTGCGGTTCTTGGCTGAATCCCGGCAGCAGTCCGGTGCTCTTCGGGCGCTCTTGGCCGATGTCCGGCGGGATTCGGCGTCCTCGGATGACACGAGCAGGCCGGAGGTCACGGGTGTCTCGGACCTCACCGCGCGGATCGCTGAGAGGCGCCAGCAGGCCGAGGGTTGACCTTGCTCCGCCGTACGCGTACACGCTGGGGCCGGAGGCGAGGGAACTGGCCGGCCGGGGCGGGCTGACGCTGGATCCGTGGCAGGCCGATGCGCTCGATCTGCTGCTGGCCTGCCGTGCCGACGGCAAGTGGGCGTGCTTCGAGTACTGCGAGTTCGTGGCCCGGCAGAACGGCAAGGGCTCTCTGCTTGAGGCCCGGGTCCTCGCCGGGTTCTTGCTCCTGGACGAGCAGCTGATCATGTGGTCGGCGCACGAGTACAAGACGTCGATGGAGGCGTTCCGGCGCTTCAAGACCTTGCTCAAGCGGCTTGGCACGCCAGTGTCCGAGAATCTGATCACCGTGGGTGGCGTGCTCGTCAAGGTCGTCAACACCAACGGTGAAGAGGGCTTCGAGCGACTTGACACCGGGGCCCGGGTGAAGTTCATCGCCCGGTCGAAGGGCTCGGGCCGTGGCTTCTCCGGCGATCTGAACGTCATCGATGAGGCGTTCGCGTACACGCTGCTCCAGCAGGACGCGCTGATGCCGACGATGTCGGCCCGGCCCAACCCGCAGATCATCTACACCTCGTCGCCGCCGCTGGACGGCGGGAGCGGTGAGGTGATGTTCGCCCTGCGGGAGCGGGCGGAGGCCGGCGGCGACGACTCGCTTGGCTACCGGGATTGGGGTGTCGAGGGCGACCTCGACCACCTCGACAAACTCGACCTGGACGACCGGGCCCTGTGGGCCAGCTCCAATCCGGCGCTGGGGATCCGGCTGACGATCGAGACGATCCTGCGCGAGCGGCGGTCGATGGGCGATGCCGGGTTCGCGCGTGAGCGGCTGTGTGTCTGGCCTCGTAAGTCGCAGGGCAACGTCGTCATCGACGCCGGGGTGTGGGCGCGGCTTGCCGATGGCGAGTCGCGGCGTACGGGTGGTGTGGCGCTCGGCGTGGATCTGTCGCCGCTGCGGGACTATGCCGCGATCTGCGTGTACGGGGTGCGTGAGGACGGTCTCGGGCATGTGCAGCTGGCCGACTACCGTCCCGGCTCGAAGTGGCTGATCCCGCGCCTTGCTGAACTGCGAGACGCGCTGGGACCGGTGGCGGTCGCGATGGGCCGGGGGACGTACGCGTTCCTGGAGACCGACCTCGACAAGGCCGGGTTCGCCAAGCCCGAGGATCCGGAGCAGCCGGAGCCCGGGGCCCTGGCGGTGACGGGAGCCGTGGATATGGCGGCGGCGGCCGGGCAGTTGCTGGAGGCGATCCGTGAGGAGAGTTTCCGGTATGTGCCGAGCCGGCAGTTGGATGTCGCCGTGGCCGGCGCGAAGACACGGCAGACCTCGGACACGATTGCGTGGACCGCAAAGGGTGCCGAGACCGACATCAGTCCACTGGTGGCCATGACGCTTGCCCGCTGGTCCTATGTGACTCGTTCTCATCTGCTTGCCGGTTCTGCTTACAACGTCCTCGACTCGGTCTTCTAGGGAGCGGTGCGCGTGAATCTCTGGCGGTGGCGGCGCACGCGACTTGGGCCAGTCCGGGACATGGGCGATGGCGGCCCGGTGCTGGTCGGCGATGTCTGGATGGATGCCCGCGGCCGAGCTCCGCAGCGAAGCTGGACGCGGGCGGCGGCAGCGACGTGGGGGCGTCGGCTCGGGCTGGTCGCCGGAGGAGTGGCTCGGGCCGGCGCCTGGGTCCTCGGCATCGAGAGCCGTGGCGGCACCGAGAAGCGCTCCATCACCAGCCTGCCGTGGATCGAGGGCGGCCCGGGGACGTCGCAGGACGTGAGCGTTGACCGGGCGCTGCGCTTGGCGCCGGTGTATGCGGCGGGGCGTGTGCTGGCGAGCAATCTGGCGGCGGCTGAGCTGCGGCAGTACCGGCAGGTCGGGGAGGCCACGCAGCGGCTGCCTCTGTCGAGTTTGTTCGCATCGCCGTCGACGCAGGGGAACCTCAACGACTGGATCTGGCGCTGCGTCCTGAGCATGGTCTACCGGGGCAATGCCGTCGGGCTGATCACGGGCCGGGACTACCTGGAGTACCCGACGCAGGTCGAGTGGCTGCCGATCGACTGGGTGCAGTGCGTGGACACCATGCCGTACGGCCCCGGCTCCTTCGTCGACCCGATCTGGTATGTGCTCGGGCACCGCGTCGACGCTTCCGAGCTGGTCCACATCCCGTGGTTCACGCTCCCGGGCCGCGTCTGGGGTCTCTCGCCCATCGGCGCGTTTGCGTCGACCGTGGCGACGGGCCTGGCCGCGCAGGAGTACACGCAGAGCTGGTTCGAGAGTGGCGGCGTCCCGCCGGGGACGTTCAAGAACACCCAGCAGACCGTCGACCAGGCCGACGCCGCAATCATCAAGGGCCGCCTGGTCGACGCGATCCGGACTCGGCAGCCGATCGTTTACGGCAAGGACTGGGACTACAACTCGATCACCATCCCCGCGTACGAGGCCAAATTCGTCGAGACCTTGAAGCTGACCGCCACGCAACTGGCGGCGATCTACGGACTGCCGCCGGAGATGATCGGCGGCGAGACCGGCGGCTCAATGTCCTACAGCAGCCCGGAGCAGCGGCAGATCGAGCTCGTACAGTTCGCGCTGCTGCCGTGGATGACGAAGATCGAGTCGCACTTCTCGATGCAGACGCCCCGGGGCCAGTTCATCAAGTTCGACGCCGACTGCCTGATCCGGACCGACGCCGCAACACGGTGGGCGATCTGGGAGAAGGCCCGGCTCATCGGCGGCATGAACATCGACGAGATCCGCAACCGCGAGGACATGCCGCCACTGCCGAACGGTCTGGGCCAGGACTACACGCCGCTGCCGATCCTGGCCGGCGAGAAGATCTCGACCCCGGCGATCCGGAGCGACGACGACCCCCGGCTCCGCGTAGTCGGCGGACGAGGACAGCTCAGCAGCTGACCGGGACAACACCCGCACGACCAACGAGCCGACGGAAGCACCGGCGGCCAAAGCAGCCCCTTGGAGGCAGCACCGTGGTGGACATCGAGCGCCGGTTCACCTCCGGCGACACAGGTAAGGCCGAACTGCGGGCCGACGGCAGCCAGAAGAGGATCGGCGGCTATGCGGCGACCTTCAACCGGCAGTCGAAGAACCTGGGAGGGTTCATCGAGGTCGTCGACCCGGTGGCCTTCAACCAGGCGCGCGGCGACGGCTGGCCGGACGTCATCGCCCGGTACAACCACGACGACAACCAGCTGCTCGGCACGACAGCGGCCGGCACGCTGCGGATGGGCCTGGACAGCTATGGCCTGTCGTACGACGTGCTGCCGCCGGCGTCGATGTCGCACGTCACCGAGCTGGTGGAGCGCGGCGACGTCCGCAAGTCATCGTTCGCCTTCCGGACCGTCTCAGACGACTGGACAGTCACCGACCAGGGCTATCCGCTGCGTCGGCTCACTGCCGTGCAGCTGGTCGACGTTGCCCCGGTGAACACCCCCGCCTACGCCGACACCTCCGCAGGCCTGCGCTCGCTGGCCACGAAGTTCGACGCGGACCTCGAAGAGGTGCGGTCGATGGCGCAGGCCGACGAACTCCGCAAGTTCTTCGTCAAGAGCGGCGGCACCGCACCGGCCCGGCCGGTGAAGAAGGGAATGTTCGGGCCGGCCGCAGCCGCGGCACTGCTCGCCCGCAGGGAGGACCCGTACGTCTGAGGCTTTGGCCTCCCGTACGTCTGAGGCTTTGGCCTCCTGTACGGCAGCACGAGAAAGACCCCCGTTCGCGGGGGCGGCGCGAAGGTCTTGGACCGCGTAGCCACACCGCCACGGCGTCGACTTGGGCTCTCCCGGTCGGTGTCCGCTCTGGGTGGGGCGAAGCCCACAACGGATCAGCGTGCGACACGAGGCAGTGATCAGCGGACCGCCGGTTGCGCAAAGGCGCCGGCCCCCGGCACCCCGAGGGGTGTGGGACCGCGAGGGCTCCCGTTCGAGATCGATTTCGAGCGGACGGGAGTCCCCCCATGTCAGAGATGGTCCAGAGGCTGCGGGAGCGCCGCGCCAACGTCTGGGAGCAGATGAAGGCGATCGCCGACAAGGCGACCGAGGACAACCGCAATTTCAGCGCCGAGGAGCAGGGCTCCTGGGATGCGATGAACGAAGAGCTGGGCAGGCTCGACGAGCGCATCAAGTCGGCGCTGGACACCGAGGCCCGCGCCAAGGACGCCGACGACGCCTTCAACCGGCTGCACGGCGGTGGGCAGCGCGGCGGCAACCAGGGCGGTGGCGTCGGCGGCCAGGCTGGCGGGCAGCGCGGTGCGGGCGGCCAGGGCGGCGATGGTGACCGCAGCGAGGAGCTGCGCAGCTTCCTGCGTGGCGAGCGCGGCCGGTTCTACGACGTCGCGCCGAGCGGCCCGGTCGACTACCGGTCGCTGGTCAAGGGCACCACCACGGCGGGCGGCTACACCGTGCCCACCAGCTTCTACGACCGGCTGATCGCGCACCTGATCGAGGTCAGCGCGATCATGCAGGCCGGGGCGACGATCCTCAACACGAACAGCGGCGAGGTCATCCAGGTTCCGAAGACCACCGCGCACAGCACGGCGGCGATCGTCACCGAAGGCAACGCGATCGGTGCGTCCGACCCGACGTTCGGTCAGGTCTCGCTCGGTGCCTACAAGTACGGCACGATGATCCAGGTCTCCCGTGAGCTCCTGGACGACACGGGTGTCGACCTGGAGGGCTACCTCGCCATGCAGGCCGGTCGGGCGCTGGGCAACGCCTTCGGCGCGCACGCGATCACCGGCACCGGCACGAGCCAGCCGCGCGGCGTCGTCACGGACGCGACGCTGGGCGTCACCGGCGGCGCGGGCGTCACCGGCGCGTTCTCCGGCGACAACCTGATCGACCTGTTCTTCAGCGTGATCGCCCCCTACCGGGCGTCGGCGTCCTGCCGCTGGATCATGAAGGACGCGACCGTCGCCAACGCGCGGAAGCTGAAGGACACCACGGGCCAGTACCTGTGGCAGCCGGGTCTCCAGGCGGGCTCCCCGGACATGATCCTGGGCAAGCCGGTGCTCACCGACCCGAACGTGGCGTCGACCGCCCTGAGCGCAAAGTCCCTCCTGTTTGGCGACTTCAGCCAGTTCTTCGTGCGCTTCGCCGGCGGCGTTCGCTTCGAGCGCAGCGACGACTACGCGTTCAACACCGACCTGGTCACCTTCCGGGCTCTGCTGCGCGCGGACTGCTCGCTGGTCGACCTGACCGGCGCGGTCAAGTACTACCAGGGCAACGCTGCCTGATCAGGCCGCTCAGCCGCAGGGGCGGTCCTCACGGCCGCCTCTGCGGTACCCGTTCCATCCATCTCAGAACAGGGAGTTCGCCATGGCCAAGGGCCAGCAAGTCCTCAGCACCGACGGCGCCCTGGCGGTGCGCGCCGCCCTCACCGACCTGACCAGCGCGGCAGGCACGCCTGCGGCGGGCACCGTCGATGTCACCGCGACACCGACGCAGACCACGATCAACTCGAACTTCGCGACGCTCGTGCAGCGCATCAACGCGCTGACGCAGGCCCTGCGCGACGCGGGGATCGTGGCCATCTGATGTCGCGCGCGTTCCCCGTCGCGTCCGCCGCGACGGACGTACAGGGAGTCACCGGCGCCTGCACTCTGGTGGGCTTCGCTGCCGCAGCCGGAGCGGCCGCGACTGTCGTGCGCCTCCGTGATGGCATCGACTCCAGCGGTGCCATCAAGGCCGTCATCGGTCTCGCCGCCAACGGCACCGCCGCAGGTCTGCTCCCGGCCGTCGACTTCGCCACAGGCGTCTTTGTGGACCGCGACGGCACGAACAGCGCCGAACTCGTTCTCTACATCCAGTGAGGTAACCGATGCGCGTACGCATGAAGGTCGACGTGAGCGGCGCCCGCGACGGCGTCCCGTGGCCGCCTCGTGGCGGGACTGTGGACCTGTCCGACGCTGAGGGCACGGACCTGTGCGCGTCCGGCCTCGCCGAGCCGGCCGAGGAAGAGCAGGGCGTCGACGACGCCCCGGCGGAGACAGCGTTCTCCCCGGACGGCGTCACGGAGACGGCCGTGCCGGACGAGTCTTCCGAGCAGCGCGGTGGCCTGACGACCGAGACCGGCCCCGTTCGGCGGGCGCCCGCGAAGAAGGCCGCGGCGAAGAAGGCGGTCAACTCCGGGTCGTCGGAGTAGCCGGTGACCCTCCAGACCGTTACCGTCTCGTCCGGTGGCCAGCCGATGACGCTGCCTGACGGCGTGACGCCAATTGAGGGAAAGCTCGTTTTCGCGGCGCCTGATCTGGTGACAGTCCCTGGGCAGAACGCCGTGTTGGGCGGCAGTGTGGTGGCCGAGTTGGATGGCGGGGTATTCACGGCCACGCTCGTCGCGAACGACGTGGCGACCATGTCGCCGTCCGGCTGGACCTGTCGGGTCACAGGGATTTTCTCGAACGCGCCAGGATGGGTGCGGTACATCGCGCTGCCGCAGGCCACTGCGTCGGTGGCTCTAGCTGACGTCCTCATTGCCGACCCGGTAACGGGTGTCGTCGCGGCCCTGCTCGACCAGGCAACTGCCGACGCCCGGTACGTGAAGACGACGGTCGCGGATGCCGCGTATGTGTCCACGAAGGCGGGGGTCTGGCGGCGCCGGGACATGCCGCCGCTGGCGCTTCAGAAGATGCTGTACTCGCAGCTCGGCGGCACCTGCACGCTCACGATCGCCCAGACGACCACCCCGACCAGCGGCTACGTGAAGTACGCGCCGAGCCCGGTCGCCCTGTCCGGTTCCGGCAACACCGCCGACCAGTACGGCCCGTTCACCTACGCGGCCGATGAGATCGCCCTGTCGGTGCAGTCCGCCAACTACGTGGTGAGCACGAGCATCGACCCGCACACGACGGCCAACCCGCAGGGCTGCCTGAGTGTGGCCTTCGGCACCGACGCGGATATTTTCCAGGTACGGCTTCTTCCGCAGGCCGGCACCGACACGATCCGGGTCTTCGTTGACGGCACCCCTGTCCAGGACCTCCCCGTTCTGCTGACGAGCATCGCGACCTACGGTGCGGCTGGCAACGGCCACATGCTGACCGTGAACTTGGGCTCCAGTGCGCCCCGGCGCATCCGGATCGAGATCGGCACCGCCCGGTTCGGCGGCGTCTACCAGCACCCAAACTACGACTTGTGGATGGTCGGTCTGCACGGCCCGAAAGTGGCCGTCCTCGGTGACAGCACCAGCGGCGGATCGTCGGTCAACACCGGCGCGGGCGGCGGCACGTGGTTCCCCTACTTCTGTGACCTGCTCGGGTGGGAAAACAGGTGGAACCAGGCGAGAGGCGGCACCGGCTACACCACCACGAACTCGCCGTACACGACCCTCCCCAACAGGGTCGCCCTCGACGTCGTCGGGAAGGCCTTCGACCTGGTCATCGTGGACGCGGGCTACAACGACGCCATCAACGACCAGACCGCGTTCCAGACGGCGGTCAGCTCAACGATCTCCGCCATCAAGGCCGGGCTGCCGAACGCCATGGTGATCGGCGTCGGCTGCTACAGCACCTCGGGCACCTGGCCGCCGTACGCCACCACTGCGGTAGCTACCCCGCTCGCCTCCAGCGTCACCAAGGACGCCTGGCAGCAGAGCGTCTTTCAGCAGCTGGGGATCCCGTACATCTCGCAGATCACCGGGGCCATCCGCGACAAGAACTGGACCTTGGTCGACACCATCGGCCCCTGGGTCACCGGCTCCGGCCGG